CGCGCTGGGGCGCGCGCCCAAGACGCGGGGCGCAGGCAACATCCCCCAGATGTGGCACCCGTTGCGCGGCAAGATGCAGGAGCTCGGGAACCTCCCGGCGTACCTCCATCCCGTGCAGGTCGACGAAGCCGTGCGGGTCCTCGCCGGCCAGCCGATCAAGCCGTACTTCGGGTACGAGCGCGGCCTCGTGCGCACGGGCGGGCCCGCGCCGTTCGTTCTCGGCGGCTTCGATCCGCGCCTCGAGTACGACCACTCGTACCTGCGGCCGATCATCGCCGACGACCCGAAGGCCACGGAGGAGCTCTACCAGGCCGTGCGCAAGCGCATCGCAGGCATGACGAGCGGCAAGTACTCGTACACCGTGGACGAGATGCGCTCGGTCGTGGACGAGATCAAGCCGATCCGCGACAGGCTCCTCTACGAACTCAAGGTCGGCGGACGCGTCCCGATCGACGCCGACCCGGTGACGATCAACCGCGTGGTCCGCACGGCCGTGGTCCTGAACGCCGTCGCCACGATCGCCGGTTCCTCGGACCTGACCTCGGCCGGTCTGAACCGGCGGACCTTCGGCGGCCGCATCTACGGCATGGGCAAGGGCGCGCGCGGGCACCCCGCCGCCGCCACCGACCTGATGGCCGCCAACCTGATCCTGGCGGCGCGCGAGGCCCCGATGCCCGGCCACCAGCGCGCCACGGCCACGCACGTCGCCCAGAACATGCTGCTCCCCGCCGCAGGCTTCCGCGCGGGTCGCGACCCCATGCGCCAGCCCGGCATGCCCAACCTTCCCGTCATGCCCATGACGATGCAGCAGGCCGAGGCGATCGCCAAGAACGTGCGCGAGCTCGAGCTCTTCGAGTCCCAGCCCGCCATCCGCAAGGCGATGGCCGGCCTCTCCGACGAGGACCTGCTGGACCGCACCGAGCAGGCGATCGAGAAGCGCTTCGGCGAGACCCGCATGAAGGTCATTCGCGACGAGATGGTCCAGATCGCCCGCGACAGCGGCCGTCCCTGGACGGACAAGAGCCGAGCGCTCCACCTGATGCGCCGGGCGCGAGAGAACGTCACCGAGGACGACTTCCTCAAGATCGGCGAGGAGATCACGCAGGTCGCGGCCAAGGCGGAGCGCGCTGCGCCCGGCGTCCTGCGCGAGGTGCGGGCCCTCCGCGGCGGAGGCATCAACCCGAACACGCTCAAGGCCGAGGTCCGCAAGACCGCGAGCCAGCTCGGGCTGCGCGTCCGAAACCCCGTGCTCGTCGCCGCGATGGCCGGCATGATCTTGATGGGCCTGACGATGGCCCGCGGCGAGCAGGAGGCCGCATGAGCCGCAAGAACCCCGAGGACAAGCCCGAGATCGAGGACGGCGAGGACGTGATCCGCTCGATGTTCTCGATGGACGGCGTCGCATCCGCCATCCAGGCCTCGGGCTTCGACGTCGAGGAGGAGGTGCGCATGTACATCGACATCGCGCGCAACTCGCTCGACGACAACACGCGGCTTTCCGCACTTCAAAGATTGAACAGGCGTGTACGGGAAGTCGCCGATGTCAATGGACTTATCGTCACGGGTTCCGCTAAGATGGTCGGCCATGACGAACAAGGCAACATCATCGAGCAGACCCGTTCCGAATCCCGGCTCCTCAGCCAAGTCCGCGGACTCAAGTCCCTCGGCACCGGCGCCCTCGTCAACCGAGTCCTTCCGCCGACCGGCCTCGCTGGACCTGCTGGAGAACCGCCTGGCTGAGCTGCGCAACGAGGACTTCGCGGCGTGGGGCGCCTACGTCTACGAGGACCTGGGCGTGATCGACATCGACCGGGCAGTGGGGGGCGCCTCGTCGTTCGGCGCCTCGATCCGCGCCGAGCTGACCGAGGACAACCGGTTCCGAGACAGGTGGGTGCGCATCGCCTCCACCCTGCACCGCTTCAGCCCGGCCACCGAGAACCCGTCCGAGATGATGGCGGGCCTCTGCATGCTGGCCGCCGCCCACCTCTTCGTGACCAGTGGGGGCTGATGGATCCGAAGCGCATCGCGACCCGCGCGGAGGGAAACGACCTGCATCCGCTGCCGGCCGACTACGACACGCTGACCGCCGACGGCCAGCGCCAGGCCCGCGTCAACGCCTGCGGCCTCTGGTCCCTGCCCACGAAGGATCTCGACGAGCGCGGCGACAACCTCGTCTCGTCCCTCTGGTTCTTCGACCGCTACTACCTGACGCCCGACCAGGACGAGGACTTCAACCCTCTGTTCTACGACGACACGCCGCTCGAGACCCCCGACTTTCACTGGGTGCTCGCGCGCCAGTGGGCCGCGTACCGCCTCACGGCCAGCGTCGCGCCGCGCGGGTCGGCCAAGAGCTACCTCAACTGCAAGGACATGCTGCTCCGCCTGCTGACGAGGCCGGCCTACTCCTTCGTCTACGCGACCTCGAGCCATCCGAACACGCGCGAGGTCGGCGAGCGGCTCAAGAGGCAGTTCATCCACAACTCCCGCATCATCGACGACTTCTCCCCCGAGTTCGACGGCGACCGCATCGTGCCGCGCCGCGGCGAGGGCTCCTTCAGCACGGAGCACATGGTCCTCGCCAACAGCTCGTGGATCCGGTTCCTCAGCGCGTCGTCGAAGCAGCGCGGCGGCCGTCCGCGACGATACCGACTCGACGACCCCGAGTACGATCCCAAGGCCACCACGGCGATGTCGGTGCTCCGCTCCTACATGGACGAGCTCCTCTTCAAGATCGTGATCCCGATGGTCACGCGCCCCGACACCGGAGTCGACTGGGTCGGCACCTTCGTGTCGAAGCGTCACTACCTGTGGCACGCGATGCAGGTCGAGGAGACCCCCGAGGGCCTGCGCGCGAAGGATCCGCGCTTCAACCGCTGGGCGCGCCTCGTGATCCCCGCCGCGCTCGAGGAGGAAGGACGCATCGTCTCCTGCTGGCCGGACATGTGGCCCGCGACCAAGAGCGATCGTCTCCTGCTTGCCGTCGAGAAGCCCCGCTTCGCCGAGGCCCTGTCGCTCGAGGAGATCCGCGAGACGATCGGAGAGGCCAACTTCTCCTCCGAGTACATGGCCTCGCCGGGCGACGGCCAAGGTTCGTTCTTCGGGACCCTCGACGACGTCCGCCACGGCTGGGTCCTCGAGGACATCGACGACAAGATCGACCAGCCCCTGTCGACCACGGCCAGCATCTGCTGGCACGAGCTGCGCGAAGGCGAGACGCACCGGATCAAGATGCCGCTGGTCGAGTTCCTCACGAGGTACGCGCGCCTCTTTATGACGGCCGACACCTCGCACACGGCTACCACGGACTCCGACTTCAAGGTCGCCTGCCTCATGGCCGTGACGCCGCAGAACGACGTCTTCGTCCTCGACCTGTGGGCCAAGCAGTCCAAGGAGACGGCCCAGGTCAAGGCGGTCTTCGAGATGGCCGACCGCTGGCGCTGCCCCACGGTCCACCCCGAGTCGATCCGCGAGGGCGTCTCCCTCTACAACGCCCTCCACTCGATCGTGTCCACGCGCGCGCGCGACATGGCCGGCACCGAGCACCTGCCCAAGATCGTGAAGCTGAACCCAGGCATGGCCGAGAAGACAGACAAGATCGCCGCCCTCGGCTTCCGCTTCGAGCACGGCAAGATCAAGCTGCCGCTGTGGCGGCGCGAGATGCTCCCGTGGCGCCACCTCTTCGACCAGATCGAGTCGTTCAACCCGGAGGCGCCCGACGGAGGCCTCGAGAAGGACGACTGCATCGACGCGGTGGCCATGTCGCAGTTCATCCTGCGCGGCCGCCTCTCGAAGGCGCCCGGCGCCGTGGCCGACAAGACCCTCTTCGAGCGGCTGCGGGACGGCCAGTTCTACGAGAAGGGCGTCCACATCGGCGAAGGCCTCGACATCAACCAGCTCACCGCCGAACAGATCAACGAGATCCTCGATGCACGAACCCCGACAGTCCAACGATCCCCCGGCTCCAAGGTCTGAGACCCGCATCCCGCTCGGCCTGTTCGACGCGATGGCCCGGTGGTACTTCGGCGGCTCCGACGTCAAGGAACCCGCGCTGGCCAATCCGTTGGGTGCGACCGTGACGCTGTCCGATGCTTGGCTAGGGGTGCTCTCCCTGGCCTACTACGGCAACGGGCCGCGGCATGCGTCCGTCGGCCTCAGTGGGGGCATCGGAGAGGGAACCCTGCCCCCGCAGGAAGCGGTCAAGCAGTATGCTCCGACGAAGGAACGAATCCGCCTGATCCCGGGAGGGTACGCGGCAAGAAAGGCAACCAATGGCAACCGACCCGATCAAGCTCACGAAGGACCCGATGGCTCTGGCCCGGATCATCGACGCCCACGTGGAGCGGGAGACGAACCGATTGTCGTACCGCCGGGCGACCTGGCTGGTGGCGCTGTACTACCTGCAGGGGGCGAGGCAGTTCGACGTGTTCGACCCGGAGAGCGGGACGGTCCGGTACTCGTACCTGGACGAACAGGACCGGATGGAGTTCCAGTCGAGCGAGCTCCTGAAGGCCGTGGACCAGATCTCGGGGCGCCTGAGCAGCCTTGACTTCCGGCCGCTCGTGCAGCGCGTCGGCTCCTCCCTGAGCTCGATCCGCCAGCGGTCGATCGCGCAGATCATGCTGGACCAGGTGGTCTCGGAGCACCAGCTGCAGCGCGTGGTCCCGCAGTTCAACCACATCTTCACGCTGCTCGGCTCGTGCGGCATCACGGGCCACATGGTGAACCACCCCACGGTCGGCCTCACGGCGGACCTCGAGGTCGTGCACCCGATGGAGCTGTTCCCGTTCCCGAGCCTCGTGCACGACTACACCAAGCAGCGCGGCCTCCTGCGGCAGCGCATGGTCTCGATGGAGTACCTCAAGGAGAAGTTCGGCTCCAAGGTGACGCGCAACAAGGACCGCATCGAGTACTACACGATCAAGCCGGGCGAGTCCTACGAGCAGCAGACCGCGAACGAGTACACGCTCGGCTCGCAGGTCACCTACTCGGACGACCGCATGGCGCTGCACGACTCCGACAAGGAGTCGCAGCAGGTCGTGAGGGTGCGCGAGCTCTGGCTCAAGGGCCCGCGCGACACGGTCGAGCGCTACGTCGTGACGAGCGGCGAGTGCACGCTGCACGACGAGTCGTTCGAGGGCCGCGAGGTCTACTGCCCGATCGGGTTCGCGCGGTTCATGGAGAACGGGTCGTTCCACGGGGCGGGCGTCTTCGACCTCCTGTTCTCGCTGTGCCGCGAGGCCGAGCGCCTGCAGAAGTCCCTCTTCCAGAACATCCGCGACATCGACAAGTACGGCGTGCTCGTGCTTCCGCACGGCTCGTTCAACGCGAACACGATGCTGCGCGACGTGGGCCAGGGCCTGCGCGTCTTCCCGTGGGAGCCCGACCCGATCAGCGAGGGCTTCAGGCCCTTCAACATCACGCCGTTCACGAGCGGCGACGTCCCCGGGAAGGTCAGCTCGTTCGCCGTGCAGCAGATCGACCGGCTCAACCCGATCAGGGACCTGCTCGCGGAGAAGGGCCGCGTCGACTCCGCGACGGGCCTCCAGTTCCTCGACGAGCAGGTGAACCGCGCCATGAACACCCCGACCGCGGGAGTGCAGCAGGCGTGGGGCGACGCCTACCGCTCGGTGCTCGCGGGCGCCGTGCGGGAGGTCGTGTTCAGCCCGCGCACCTTCACGGTCGACCAGCTCACCCTGGACCTCGCGGGCGTCGTGGTCGACCCCGAGACGATGGCCGTCTCGTTCGAGACGAACCCGCTTCCCTCCCTGAGCCAGCTCTCCTTCAAGATCAGGGACATCAACCCGCGGTCGAAGGTCGCGCGCAAGCAGGAGGCGCTGCAGCTCCAGCAGCAGTTCCAGATCGACCCCGACACCTTCCTGCTGTTCGCGCTCAAGGAAGGCCTCGACTTCGCGATGTGGTCGGACGAGCACCAGTCGGCCTACGAGTCGGTCGTGCGCAACTGCCTGCTCCTCTACGGGGACGGCAAGAACCCGGGTCAGCTCGTGCTCACGCCGCAGACCGTGAAGCCCGAGTTCCAGGTCCGCGTGCTCAACTCGTTCATGGCGAGCCCCGTCATGGCGCTGGCGGAGGCCTCGGTGCAGGACGCCTTCATCGAGTACCACAAGACGCTCGTGGGATTCATGGGCTTGGTACTTCCGAACGCCCTTCCCAATCCCGACGACATGGCTATGCTGTCGAAGCTGGACCAGCAGATGGCCCAGATGGGAGCCATGCAGGGCGGGGCCCCTGCGCTCCAGCCCGCGATGCCCCCGATGTGAAAGGCCTAGATGGACCCGAACACAGTCATCACGCTCGAGGACGGCAGCACCACCACGCTCGGCGAGCTCATGTCGGCGCGCACCGAGCTCGAGGCGCAGAAGAACTACACGCAGGAACTCCGCGAGGAACTCGAGAACGTCGGGCTGCTGTTCCGCAGCGACGTGGAACCCGGGGTCCGCCGCGAGGCCGTGCGCCGCGCGCTCAAGACGCAGGGCTACGAGGACTCGCAGATCGAGGCCTACATCCAGGCGACCGGCGCGGCCGCGGACGACGAGGGCTACGTGGACGACTCTCCCGGCGGCACCGACCCCGAGGGCGAGATCGAGGGTCTTGACGAGGTCGAGGAGATCGAGTTGCCCGACATCGACGACGGAACCAGTGGGGGTGACCCCGAGGACGACATGAGCAACGAACTTCAGGCACAACTGGAGGCCCAGCGGGCCGAACTTCACCGCATGCGCGTGCGCGAGCTGCGCGACAATCTGAACCGCGCGCTCGAGAACACGATGAAAAAGAACCCGGAAGTCCAGAAACTTCTGGAAGCCGCCAAGTCCCTCCGCGGAGACGAGGGGGTCCGGCAGGCAGAGACGACCCTGCGTGGTCAGCTGGAGCGCCAGGCGCTCGAGCGCATGCAGAGCCGCCGCAGCCAGGCCGGCACCTTCGAGGATTCGTGGATGGAGGAGGAGGTGGGCAAGGCCGTGGAGCCTGTCGTGGGAACCTTCCGCTCGGTAATCGGCGATCTCGACCGTCTCGGTCGGTCGTCGGAAACGGCAGACGGACTGGACGCGCAGGAGATCCTCAAGTCGAAGCCCGTGCCCGCGCCGGAGTGGAAGCCCGGAGTCGACTTCAGCACCCTTGAGGGTCAGGTCAAGGACTTCGCGGCGGACACGATCTCGCGGGCGCTTGCAGCGTCCCCGTCCGAATCCGCAATTTGAACGCGCCCAATGGGCGTAGGAACGAAACATGCCCTTCGCAACAACCGGGTCGATCTTCGACCGTCAGTCAAACCGCATTCAGGAGGTTCTCAACAAGAGCCTCAAGGTGTTCCTCGCCGGCCTCGACCCGGTGTGGCGCGACAAGGCCGTCACCAGCTTCGGCGTCGGCAATGCCGGCGACCTCGGCCGCGACCTCAAGATCACGAAGCTCTTCATGGGCAGCCTCACGGGCGTGATCGAGGCCGGCCAGGGCTTCGGTGACAAGGACCTGTACGGCGACCTCACGAACGCCCTCGGCCCGTCGATGCACGTGCAGCAGGCGAACCAGGCGTACCCGAGCCCTCTCGAGGGCCCGAACGCCACGGCGTACCGGCTCGGGATCCCGATGCGCTCGATGGTCACCAACCTGATGCTCACCCTCGGCGAGAAGCAGGCCGACGCCACCCCGGCGCTCATCAATCAGGTCGTGGCCCCGAAGCTCACCGCGTTCGCGCGCAACATGGCGCTCACGCTCTGCAACTACTGGTACCTCTCGCAGAACGAGTCGTACAAGCTCTGCACGGCCACGAACTTCACGGCCTCGACCGGAGTGGGCACCGCCTTCCGATTCACGTTCGAGCCGAGCAACTTCGCCGTGCACCGCTTCGCGCGCGGCATGCGCATCGACTTCCTGTGGAACTCGACCTACGACTCCGGCAACCAGACCGGCGTCCGCGCGAACGACTCGAACGACCAGTCGACGGCCACCACTTCGGGAACCCTCGCCCTCGGCGACGGCACCCGCGCGACCCGTCTGCAGGTCCTCGTCGAAAGCGTCGATCCGCTGACCAACAAGGTCACCTGCATCGCAGGCGGAGCGCCGGCGACCCCCGGCACCGGCGTCAACCCGACCGCGTGGCAGAAGCACACCGGCGCCGCGGGCTCCGTCACCACGGGCACCGTGGGCACGATGAGCACGATGAACGGATTCGTGGACGTCGTCTACGCCAACAGCCACCTCGTGGACGGCGCGGGCTCGCTCACCTACACCGGCATCGCGGGCATCAACAGCTGGCTCAAGAGCGGCGCAGAGACCGGCGGCACCCGACCGACCGCGCTGCTCGGCGCCGAGTCGGACTCGTCGGACTTCATCGACGTGGTCGAGCGTCCGGAGTTCAAGAGCTTCAAGTACGCGGTCAACGGCGTGTTGACCGAGTACAACATGAAGCGCTACCTCCAGCGGGTGCACAGCGCGTTCGAGCCCCTCGGCAACACGATCGACACCCTGATCGCGTCCGAGGGCGTGTGGAGCGCCTACGAGTCGCAGAAGATCGGCCAGTACCGCATCGACCGCACCAACCGCCCGGCGGCCATCCAGAACGAAGGCCAGACCGAGGGCTTCAGCTTCACGTTCGAGGGCAAGACCTACAAGGGCCACACCTCGCGCTTCGTCGAGGCGGGCACCCTCTACGGCATCAAGCTGGGCGGGTCGAACTGGAAGAAGTACGTGCCGCCGAGCCCGAAGGGCGTCTCCAAGATGAGCGAGGCCGATGCGTTCATCCCGTTCGAGTTCGTCGCGGGCGCCATCACCGGCACCTCGACCAACCAGCTGCCGATCTTCCAGACGGCGTCGGGCGGCGGAGCCAACCTCGTCACGCAGGCATCGCAGATGCCCGGCCGCATCCGCATGCAGCTCGTCCCCGACCAGGTCAACGGCATGAAGCTGACCGGCCTGACCGAGGATCGCCTCTACATGTGATCCGCGGCTGACGGAACGGTTACACTGGGGCCGCCTCGTGAATGGGGCGGCCCCTATTCTTTGGAGACCTGCATGGCGATGAGCGACGACGAGATCACGGCAGCACTCATGCTCGGGACCGAGATGAACCCCGATCGGTTCGAGCTTGTTCCCGACGGTCCCTGGATCAAGGCCGCGCGCGAGCGCACCTCCCAGAAGGACCTGTTCGTCTACTTCCACCGGAAGTCGAAGATGTTCGGGCTGGCCTGCTGGTCGGTGAAGCCGCGCACGTGGGGGCAGGGAATCGCCGTGTGCGTCGAGATCTGCATCTTCTCGGGCAAGCCCGAGGAAGGTCCCGCGGATCTTCCGGACATGGAGTGGATCGAGAGCCGCTGCCGCCCGGGCCACGTCGTGGTCGAGGAGGAGAGGCGCAAGCGGCTCGACCGGATCAGCGAGAAGCAGCTCCGGCTCCTCGAGCGCAAGGAGATCATGGACGACATGGCCAAGATGCTGAGGGGCAGGGGCTTGAACGAGGCTGCCGAGAATCTGAGTCTTGAGGACGTTCCCGACAGCGACGCCGACGTCGACGAGATGCGCGAGCTCCTGAACTGGGCCTCCCAGAACAAGGTCATTTCCACGGGCTGAACCATGCACTCCACAGGCTCCATCCTCAAGACGTACTGCGAGAAGGTCCGCCACTACCTGGACGACCCCGACCTCGACGCCAAGTACGACGACAACTACCTCGTGCGCTTCTTCCTCGCGAGCGCCATGAACGACGTGCTTTCGCGCGTCTCCATGATGAGCGACAACCAGATCGTCCACCTCCTCACGCTCGCGGTGAAGACGGGCACCCCCCACTACCGCCTTCCGCCCACCGTGCGGCAGGTCATGCGCGTCGGCGTCCTGAACGCCTCGACCGGCTACTGGACGGAGGACTTCCATCCGCGCAACCGCTTCAACCTCTACGGCAACGGGTGGGCGCTCGAGGGGAACACGATCTCGTTCGAGCCTCCTCCCACCGCCGACCGCGACTTCAGCATCGCCTACATCCCGAGCGGCGACGTCGAGGCTCACTACGAGAACGGGAACCACGGGACCCTCAACGCCAACGGCACGTTCACGATGCCCGCTAACGTGACCATCGGGTCGGTGGACAAGCGCGAGAACGCCTACGTCGGCTGCTACCTGCGCATCCTCGGATCGGGGGTCACCGATGAACTGGTCGTCTCGCAACACGCGGCGTCCACGCGCATCCTCACGCTTCGCACGTCGGCCACGAACGCCGCCGGCTCGTACCCCTACGAGGTGGTTCCGTTCCTCCTAGAGCCGATGATCGACGCGATCTCGCTGAGCGCGGCCATGCGCGCAGGCACGGGCCGCAAGGTCACGGGCGCGCAGATGCAGCTCCTCACGCTCTCGTACAAGCAGGCGATCAAGACCGCGCACGACACCCTCGGCAACATGAACTCGCGCACGGGCAAGCGCTTCACGGGCGGCACGGTCGACAACAAGAACCTATTCACCTTCTGATGGACGATCCCGCGAACTTCCCCGAATCGGAAGTGCCACCCCCACTGGTCGCGGGCGGCATGAGCGATCGGACGCGCAGGGCGTTCCAGACGGTCACGGTCTCGCCGGCCCTCTCGTTTCCCCCGTTCGCGGCGCCGTCTTCGCCGGGCTCGATGCCCGGGCAGGGCGGGCCCTCGGCGCTCATCTCGCTGCCGGGCAGCGGCGGCGGTCTCGGGGACATGCCCCCGTCGATCTTCACCTTCGTGCAGTCGGTCCCCGTGCCCACGGCTCCGACCGCGCACCCCGACTCGGTTCCCCCGATCGGGCCCGAGGAGCGCATCCGCTACTCGTGCGTGTCGGGCAAGTGCCTGCAGGACCCGAACGGCATCTACCTCGGCATCGACGAGTGCCTGTCGTCGGGCTGCGGCTCGTCCACGGGCGGCGGCGGAGGAGGCGGCGGGGGAGGAAGCGGGGGCAACGGGTGCGACTGCGGCTGCGGCCCCTCGCAGACCGTGCTCAAGGCCACGGTCACGGGAGCCTCCGGTCCTTTCACTTCCGGAGCCAGGACCTACTGGCAGTATGGTTGGTCCGAGGTGGGGGGAGGGGGAAGAACCAGCGCCGTGTCGGGCACCGCGATCAACGAATACGAGCTGAGCTACGACAACAACGGGGGCAACGTGGTGCCTGGCTCGGCATTGGTCAACAGGCTCAGGATCCCGACAGGCGCCATCGTCGACCTCATGCTGGACGAGAACTGCGTACCCTGGTTCAACGAGCCAAACCCTCTTTCGGTGACCTGCGTATGAGCAACGCCGTGATCGCGTCCGCCTGCTGCTGCGGAGAAGAACCTTGCGCCGGAGGATGCTGCGACTGGTGGTCGTGCAGCCCCACGGCCCCGATCAACATCGTGCTTACGGGAAGCGCCACCACCAACATCAGGATCCTGCCTGGCACCCAGGTGCTGTTGACGGAGGAAGTGACCTGGACCATCACGGCGACCCTGACCCGTTCGGGGTCCTCGTGCACTCCCTCGGGCCCTCCGCCCTACAACAACCTCTTTCGCTACTCGGCCCAGACGTGCAATCTGGCCTACTCGAAGAAGCAGTACCTGCGCAGCGTCGGAGAGAGCTACATCTGCAGGCAGTTGCCCTGGAGCCCCCTGTTCTGCGGCCCGGTCACCTACGTGGGCGAGTGCGTCACCTGGGCCAATCCCTCGGCCCCCTTCAGCGGGTACGACATCGGCCTCTATCCCTGCTTCGACGGAACTCCACCCTGCAACTACTACTGGACCTGCCTCAATGCGTCCGGCAACTGCATCCCACCGACATCCCCGGGGCCGGAGTGCGTTCCGTGCGGCCAGAACAGCAACATTCTCAGCAACTGGTCGTCCTGCGAAGCATATTACCTTGCGAACGGGGTCTGGCCCGAGCCAAGCCCGCGCACGGGGCCGAACCCCTGCATCTCCTGGAACTGCTGCTTTGGCGCGCGCTGCTCCGATTCCAACTCGGCCTGCTCCTACGAGGGTTGCGAGGACATTCGGTGTCCCGAGTCTCCCGATGAAATCGAGTGGAGACTGCAGACGGTGCGCGAGTGGTCCTACAACGGTCCGATCACGGCCTCGGGAATCAGTTGTGTTCCTCCTCCCTCCTCCTACTGCCCCGTTGAATGTTCCTGCCCAAACTCGATCGTCGGACTCGACTGCGTTAGCCCCCCAAGGGGTTCGCCCGGCAATCTGGTTCGCCCGGACGACGTGCTCACCATCGTGTGCGTCGAGACGCAGTGCAAGGAGGACGGCGAATGCGCAAAGCCTTGCCTCATCTTCAATCCCGTGACGGGGGACAAGTTCCTTGACTATGTCGCTGACAGCTCGATGGATCCGTGCTGCCCGTACCCATGCAGGGAACCGGTGGACGAATGCGTCGTGGAGTCTCAGGAGCCACTCTGCATCAAGCCCTTCGCCATCTTCGGCAGAAGCGCCTGCCTCAACGCGACCACGTTTCGGGATCCGTTCACGGGTTGCAGCATGCCCCCGGAAGGCCAGTCGGGCGGGACTCTCGACATGGCCGGCTGGTTCGGTTGCCCGGTGTGTCAACCGATCAACAGGACCGAGGAAATAGGCATGTCCTGCAACGGAGGGTCCAACGATCCCGCGAAGCAAGGCCCGTCTCCGTACTACTGCGGGGTATCCAACGAAGGGGACCTCTACTGCCCGGAAGGCTGCGTATGCGACCAGCCCCCGAACCCAGGGTCTCTTTGTCCTCCGTGGCCATGCACCCCCGAGTACGGAAACATAGAGTACCGAAAGTGCTCTTGGCCCGGATGGTGCGAACTCTTTGAAAGGACGGTGCTTTGGACATGGGCCATGTAAGCCTCTGCTACTGGAACAGCGATCAGACTTGCCGTCATCCAAAGGTTGGCAATACGCCCGCATCTCCCGAGCGCTGCAACCAGTGCGTCTACTTCAAGAAGCGGATGGGAGAGGTCGCCACGGCGCAGCCGCAGGTTCCCGTGCAGCTGTCATGGGCGGAGAAGGCCAAGTCCTACGTTCAGGCCGAAGTGAGCCTCGTGACGGATGGTCCGCTGGACAAGGACGAGTACCTGCTGAGGCTCGAGGTGTGCAACGCATGCCCGATGCTGAAGCCGGCCGAAGAGCCCGACAAGCTCGGCTGGTGCACCGGCTGCTCGTGTCCGATGTGGGGAAGGTCGGAACTCACGGTGAAGGCCCGGATGCCGAAGGCCACGTGTCCGCAGTCGAAGTGGAACGGAGACTCGGCGCGCGCGCCCCTGCCCGAGGGCCTCAGAGGAGCGATCAATGCCTGACATGAAGAACGACTGGTCCTACCCGACCCTCGAGACCACGCTCGACAAGCGGCTCGAGCGGCCCGGCGTGCAGCGCGGCTACTCCTCCGAGATGACGGGCGCCGACGGCCGCAGCGAGGGCGGGCTCAAGCCGTTCCCCGGCTTCAAGCGCGTCTACCAGATGGACGCGCTCCGCAGCCAGGCGGGCTACGACTCGCGGTCCCGCGTCGTCGACATGAAGGCCGTCGACTTCCGCATCGGCTCCGAGGAGTACGGCTACGGCTTCGTCTACCGCGCGCGCCCCTCCTCCTTTGCGATCCAGGGAGACGTCTTCATCGACTGGTGGAACTCGGTCACGGGCGCGTGGACGAAGTGCCAGCTCGTCATGCAGTCCGTCTCGCTGACGGCGCAGATGGACGTCGAGGTGTCGGGACGGTTCGTGTACGTATTCATCGAGGGCCGCAGCCCCGCGATCTTCTACGTCGAGGCGACGCGCACCAAGGAGTACGAGGCCGAGGCCGACGCCTTCGTGAACGGGGGCGCCTCGACGACCAACTACGGCGGCGTCCTGACGCTCGAGACGGCGAGCGCCTCCAGCACGCGGAACATCCTGCTCCGCTTCAACACGACCGCCGAGGCCGGCCAGGCCGTCGAGAGCGCCGTGCTCGAGGTCACGGTCTCGGGCAACACGGCCGCGATCCCGGTGCCGCTCACGGTCAACGCCGTGACCGACCCGACCGCCACGGCCACGCCCTGGAACGAGGCGCAGGCCACCTGGAACCTGCGCGCCACGGGCCAGTCTTGGGGCACGGCGGGCGGCACCTGGGACGCCGTCACGACCGCGGGCGCCTCGATCAGTGGGGGTTTCCTCGGCCGCGTCAGGTTCGAGGGCTCGGCCATGAACACGATCGTGACCGGCTGCCTCGCCTCGTCGTACCAGTCGTTCTCGGCCAAGGTCGACGTGATCCTGCGCTCGACGACGACGGGCACCGCGGTCGTGAGCGTGGCATCCCGAGAGCAGAACAGCCCCTTCGTGCGGCCCCGCCTGACCGTCACCTACGTGGACAAGGTGTTCCTGACGCCGCGCGTGATCGGCCAGACCACGACGGGCACCCTGCCCGGGCCGGGCCTGCAGCCGACGCTCAAGAGCCCCGAGCGGGGGATCGCGCCCGGCTCGTTCACGACGGCCGACGCGACGCGTCCCGCCACCGCGCAGGTCGTGCTCCTCTCCGACAACCCTTACTCGAGCGACGCCTTCTTCCCCGACCAGGTGTCGGGCCTGTGCGCCTCCGACACCTTCCCGACGCCGCCCGCGACCACGCCGCCGGGATCGACCTACACGCACTCCCCCACTGGATCGGCGTGCACGGACGTGTCGGGCGTGGTCACGCAGCTCCTGAGCCCGGCGAACAAGCAGACGGGCGTGAGCGTCACGCCGCGGCTCGACTGGACCACGTACTACACGAGCGGCGCCGCGGTCAACGCGAACGTGACCTGGCTCGTGTACATGGTCGAGGACGGAAAGGGACAGCTGAACAACCACCAGCTTGCCACCGTGCCCCCGGGGCTTACGACGACGAGCTTCGAGCCCGCGAGCCTGTTCCCGCAGGGGCGGCTGGCGTACGGCAAGAAGTACCTGTGGAAGGTCGCGGCGCGGCGCACGGACTGCACGGGCTTCTACGAGGAGAGCCCCGTCGGGTCGTTCACGACGGAGAACAGGTTCCAGGCGCGCAAGTTCGAGCCGGGCGACTACAGCTTCGGCTACGTGCTCGTGGACTCGAAGACGGGGCGCAGGAGCGCGTTCAGCGAGGTCGGGCAGGTGCGCAGCGAGGACTTCACGGTCGTGCGCACCCAGAACGGCAACAACATCAGCGTGAAGCAGGACCAGTACATCGGCATCGAGATCGTGTACGACTCGGCCAAGTACGACACGATGTACGTCTACAGAAGCGTCAAGATCCAGGACGCGGGCGGCACCCTGATGGCGGGCATCCCGCTGCTCGACGCCGTCATCACGCTCAAGGACTACTGGACCTGCCGCAACGGATCGGGACGGCAGTTCGATCCCGTGAGCACGACGAATCGGCACTCGATGTACTTCTACGAGCTCGAGGACAAGCAGCTCGTCTACCAGAGCCCGTACGTGGACCGCAGCGTCTTCGACGAGAAGATGCCGTACGCGGGCGCCGCGGCCTTCTGCCAGAACGTGCTCGTGACCTCGAAGATCCTGGCTCCTGCGGCGAGCTCGTCGGAGGTGTCTAGGCCCGAGGACGTGATGCGCGGCCTCGGCGAGATGCGCTGGTCGTCGCTCATGGAGATGAGCCCCGAGCTGTTCCCGCCGTTCAACCGCTACAACCCGACGATCCCGAGCAACGAGGTCGTGGCGTTCGCGAAGGCGGGCTCGAACCTGCTCGGGCTCTCGGGCGACCGCGTGTACCACGTGCGCCGCAACGGTCCGTCGCTGCGCATCACCGAGATGCACGAAGGCTACGGCGTCGTGAACCCGAACGCGGTCGACTCCGTGGGGAGCGCGGCGTTCTTCGTGACGGGCCACGGGCTCAACAGCGTGGACACGCAGGGCCAGCTCGACGAGATCCGCAACCTCAACTCGGTCGTGGTGCGCGAGTGGAAGAGCGACCTGCGATCGGTGCGCCTCGCGCACGATCCGTTCCTCAACGCGCTCTTCGTGCACAACCCCGTGCAGGAGGAGTGCTACGTGCTGTGGTTCGGCACGGGCCGCACCACCAAGGTCGCGGACGCCACCTTCGACCTCGCGTGCCAGGGTCCGTGGCCCACGGACTGGCTCTCGGGCGCGAACGACGGCAACGCGCTCACGCGCCGCGCGCTCTTCCTGATGAACAACCCTGATCTTCGGCTCACGGGCACGGGCGTGACGGCGACGGCGAGCCCCGCGGTCTACGTCGTGGACGAGACGGGGGGCCGCACGGTCACGGGCGCCTCGGCCGCATGGAACGGGGCGCGCCGCATCACGACGCTCGACTTCGCTGGCGACTCGCGCTTCGCCGCCTCGGCGAACTGGGATGCCGTGAACCTGTGCATCCCGATCAGCGCGGGCACGGGCACGGTCGTGGCCACGGACGCATGGAAGGGGTGCTACGTCTACCTCGTCCACAGCACCCAGAACCCGCAGAACGTGGGCCGCAAGTTCCGCGCCGTCTACAACACGGCGACGCAGGTGTTCCCCGCGTCGTTCACGGGTCCGAACGCCTGGCTGACGTCCACGCGCGCGGGCGACGTGTTCGTGGTCAGCCCGGTCGTGTTCGAGTGGGGCGGGCACCCGGTCGGGCTGGTGGACCAGCAGGGCATGCAGTTCTCGAACGCGGACTTCTTCCGCATGAAGGTGGTCAGTTCGATCGGGGCGGCGTTCAGCGACGTCTCGGGACCCCCACGGGCCAACGGAACGGTCGGGTCCTACAACCTGGCGGCGTTCCGCGGCCTGGTCTGGCGGGGCACCCAGGAGGCGCCGTATGCCGAGGCCGAGACCATCGACACGGAGGGAAACCACTATGCTTCCGTGCAGGATCACGAGGGGCTGGTGTACGCTGCCTTTGGATCTGATGGTTCCGACGGGCGCTACGGCGTGAAGGGCACGTCGCTTACGCCCGGCATCCGCATCCTGTGCCCGGACCTTGACTTCAGGCTGCTCGGCTGCATCGTGCGAGGAACGATCACGACCGTCGAGCGCACCACGAACCCGCGAGGCAGCTGATGAGCCAGTTCCAAGTGTTTCCCACCCCCGGCAGCCAGGACCCCGTCTCGCAGTTCTCCCAGTGGGGGAACCCGTTCTCGCAGGCCCGCAGCCGCGGCTCGCGCCCCGTCCCGCTGAACAGTGGGGGTCCCTCGAACCAGGCCCAGCGCCAGTTCGTGCCCTACACGGGCAGCATGGGCTACGCGCAGCCGTCGATCGACCCGCTCGGCGGGCGCACCAACCAGAACCTGCGGCGCCCGCAGCCCATGAATCCGTTCGTCGGGATCGACCAGACGATCGCGGGCTCGGTCGGGTTCGACATGTCGCGCCAGCAGGCCGCGGCGGACTATCAGTTCGGGCGGCTCAATCAGGCGACCGAGGGCTTCATGGGGGCCACGGAGGCCGCGGCGGGCCGCATGGAGCAGGTGGGCGGGGCGCAGCGCCAGGCGATGCAGGGGATCGCGGGCGGGCTCGAGCAGCAGGGCCAGAAGGACTTCGATGCGTTCACGAAGTTCAGGGACCAGCAGCTGGGCGGCGTGAACCAGCGGCTCGACCAGATGGGGAGCCAGATGCAGGCGGCCGTCGACAAGGCGGCGGACGTCGAGCGCCAGTTCCGCGACACGAGCGCGCAGGACGCCGCGAACGCGGGCTTCGGCATCGGGCGCAACGCCGCCGCGCGCGCGCAGGAGATCGACATGATGGACCTGAGCCCGGGCGAGAAGGCCGCGCTCAAGCAGCAGAACTGGATGGACACCCAGACGCAGACGACGCAGGCCGTGACGGGCATCTTCTCGAACATGAACCAGCAGGTCGCTCAGCTTGGGCAGATGACGGCCTCGATGAGGCAGGCGCAGGCGGGCATGACGGCGCAGGGCGCGCAGATCGCCGGTCAGGTGGGAACGGCGTTCGGCGCCCAGACCCTCGAGGCCCAGAAGATGGGCCAGCAGATGCGCGAGCTTGGCTCCAACATCCGCGTCATGGGCGAGCAGGCGTACGCGAGCCTCGCGACGCAGGCCGCGATGCTGCTTGCGTCGGGGCAGCGCGAGCGGTACGACATGTACATGAACAACCCGTACCAGCCGATCAGCGTGTTCGCCGGCCTGACGGGCTTCCTCAACGCGGCGACGACGCCGGGCATCGAGAACATCAACCTTCCTGACTTCCGAGGCTACACATGAGCCGAGTTCCGAGCAACGCAGAGCAGTTCATGGGCGGCATGCAGATGGGGGCGCAGAACCTCCAGGGCGCCCGCGAGAACTGGGCGATCAAGCAGCAGGACCTCCGCGCGCGGCAGGGCCTCCAGCTCGAGCGCGACAAGATGGCCCAGCAGGGCCAGCAGTTCCGCATGGGCCTGCAGGCCGAGGCGGAGAACTACAGGAAGCTGAACGAGAGCCGCGAGCGCATGCAGGGCGCCGAGATGGAGCAGCAGGGCCGTCAGTTCGACGCGCGCATGGCGTTCGACAAGCAGCAGTCCGACATCGACAAGGCCATCCAGATCAAGATGGCGCAGATCCAGAACGAGCGCGAGATGAACGAGAAGGCCATCCAGGCCCTCGCGAAGGGCGACCCGCGCGTCGCCCAGTACCGCGCGCGACGTCGGGAACTCGAGACCGAGAAGGGACAGCTCGAGAGCATGGCCGCATCGACTCAGGCCGCGCTCACCATGCTCACGAGCCCAGACGGCGTCCATAAGACCAAGTTCAACGACATCTCGACGCGGCTTGCCACGTACACCGAGGCGCTGACGAAGCGCAGGGGCATGGCCGACGACGCCATGACCGCGGGCTTCAAGCACGCGATGGCCAAGGGCGTGCTGGACGAAGGCTTCTGGGCTCAGGCTAGCCGTGTCGGAGATGAACTGGCTCCTCCGGGAGGAGTGCAGGGGGCGGATCGAAGCATGGATGGGGCTCTGACGCTCCTTGGTGCGGAGATTCGGAGTTGGTTCGGGGCGACGGGAGATCAGACGCTGGCACGGGCGCGGGCTTCGGAGTTTATGAAGGATCCGCAGGTCATGGCCGTCGCGACGATCTACAGCGCCATCGACATGAACCGCGACGCGTTCGGTCTCGATCCCGGCGAGGCCAAGAACGCGGCGACCGTGGCCGGTGAGATCGCGGCCAAGGGCATGCTTCTGTCGCAGCTCGGTCCGACGGCCGAGAACAACCCCCTCTACGCCCGCACCAGGCAGGGGATCGCGGAGGGCGTGGGCAAGTTGCGGAAGCTCGGCATGGACGACACGCAGATCAGCGCGGTCTTCGAGAGCCTCGAGAACCTGGGCTCGAACCGCACCGAGCTGCTGGCGCAGTACACCGAGACCGCGGACAAGACCCAGTTCGACCTGCTGGACTCCACGTTGTCGGGCATGGCGGCCGTGGGCGACCAGGTGCAGGCCGTGCTCATCGACGAGAAGCTGATGAAGCCCGTGGGCGGGGTCGTGCACGACCTGTCGCGGTTCGACATGGCCAAGGCGCTCGAGAACGCGCGCAAGTCGATCCAGTACGCGAACGACCCGCAGTACGCGGGCTTCATGGGCGACCTCGACGCGATGCGCTCGATGGGCCTGATGACGCCCGAGCAGGAGGCCGAGGTTCGCCGCATCCTCACGGAGGTGCCGCCCGAACTCGAGACGCTCGATCCGCGCGTCTACTCGGAACGCGCCAAGGCCATCGGCGCGCGGCAGTCAGAGATCGGTCGCACGCTCGCCGGCGGAGCGGAGGATGAGCGCGACGTGCTCGAGAGCGTGATCGCGGAACAGCAGTATCTTGGAGGCATGGACACGCAGGCCCGCCTCGCAGAACTCGCACAGACGATCGGAGTCCGTCCATGAATCCCGCAGAACTCTCGGCCCTTCAGCAGACCATCCTCGAGTTCGCCGCCCTGGAGCGCGAGATGGTGCCCCTTCAGGAGGCTGTCGGCGCCGGCAAGGGGGGCCCGGCGCTTGCGGCCCGCCTGTCGAAAATCAAGAGCGAGATCGAGGGCCTTGAGCCTGCGGCGAATGCAGCCAAGGCGAAGATCCGCGAGATGCGCGACGCCGGCCTTGTGGTCGTCCAGGGCGGCAAGGTCGTGCTGGCGTCGGAGGCGGCACCTGCGGCTGCACCTCTTCCCGAACTGAAGACGAACGTCCGCGGCACCGAGACCCTTGCGAAGAAGGGGGAGGTCGATCCCGAGGAACTGGCCCGGTCGACGGCGCGTGCCCAGGCCGAGGGAGACGCCAAGAGAGCGGCGGAGCAGGCCGCGGTCGCGGAGTCGGTCCGTCTCGAGGAGGCGCGCAAGCAGGCCGAGCTCGAGCGGCTGGCCGCGATTGCCCCGGAACCCGAAGCCCCGAAGCCCGCAGCCCCCGCGGGTCCGCAGGCCACCCGCAAGGAAGACGGCCTCGAGGCGCTCGCCGCCAAGTACGGGCCGATGGTGCCCGAAGCTCCCGCGCCCGCGGCTTCCGCTGCGCCTGCACCTGCGCTTGCAACGGGCGTCCCGTTCGTCCCCGCGACGGCCCCCACCGTCGAGTTCGACGCAGAGGGCAATCCGATCGTGAAGCCGGCGGAGACCCCGCAGGTCACGGGCCCGAAGCCTCGCGCTCCTGACGACGCTGCGCGGATCGAGCGGGGACTCAGCGCCATCTCGAGAGACCATAAGGAGTTCACCGAGAACCGCGAGGCACTGGCCAAGAAGTTCGGAGTGGCGCGGATCGAGTACATCCCGCAGACTCCCGAGGCCGAGAAGGCCATCGGCGAGTTCCAGGGAGTCCACAAGCGGCGCACCTCGATCGCGCAGGCCCTGACCCCGGGGCAGGCGCGCGGCGAGCGCGGACGGTTCGGGAGCGCGCCCAAGAGCGCGGCCACGGGCGAAGGCCCCGTGGCAGGCGGAGGAGGCGGGTTCGAGCCGGTCGCGGGACGCAAGGGCTTCATGGAAGCCGAGGCGTCCGATCCGCAGATGAAGGCACGCCGCGAACTCCAGAAGGTCGACTTCAAGAAGGAGGCCAAGGCGCTGTCCCGCATCCAGCAGGACGCCCTCATCGACAAGCGGCTCGGCGGACCCAACGCCGTCATGTTCGCGAATACCCAGCCGAAGCCGATTCGCGACCAGATGGTCGAGATCGCCCTGCTCCGCGACCGGGCTGACGCAGACATCGGCGAGACGAACAAGCTCGGCGACTGGGCGAAGCGCGTCGACGAGACTGCGGATGGCCTGCGCGGGCGCGGTCCTGCCGCGACGAAGGGCCGGGGCGCCGTGAGGCCCGACGTCTTCACGAACCTGCGCGGGCAGGCCATGACCACGGGCGGCTCGGTGCGCGCCCACATGCTGAACGTCCCCATGAGCATGGCAGCGCGCGCGACCCAGGCCAAGATCGAGGAAGCCGCGGCACCCCGCTCGGGCACCCTGTCTGAAGCAGCGGCTGCTGCAGCGCGCGGACCGATCCCCGGCACGACACCTCCCGCACCCTCGTCGCCCGCAGCCCCGCCTGCTCCGCCGACCAGTGGGGGTATCCCTGCTGCGACCCCGACTCCGGCTCCTGCGGCGCCCGAGGCTCCTGCAACGCCGCCCGCGGCGGCAGCCCCGAAGTCGAGCACTCCGCTTGGTCCGATTCCGTCGGGCGGTTCGTTCACTCCCGGGGCTCCTGCTGCGTCGTCGGCACCTGCGGCTCCTGCTGCGCCGGCGGCAGGTCCCGTGAAGTTGGCTCGGGATTGGCGCAACAAGCCCATCTCGGACAGGCAGAAGGCATCGCTGATCGCGAGCGGCATCGACGAGGCCAAGTTGCCGAAGACGGCGGGCGAGGCCTCGGACCTGATCGACGAGGCGCAGACGAAGACGGGCAAGTTCAAGCCGATCACGGCCGCCCAGCGCGACGCGCTGCTCAAGGCGGGCGTGGCGGAGGCCGACCTCCCCAAGTCCGAGTTCGCCGCGGGCTTTGACCTGCGCGAGCTCAAGGCCGCGGCGGCTCCTCCGTCGGCGGGAGCCCCCACGGGTGCGGCTCCGACTCCTGCGGGCGGCGCGGCGGCTCCTGCGGCAAAGGGCGGCTGGCGGACCAACCCGGTCACGCCGCGGCAGGCCAAATCCCTTGAGAAGGGCCTGAAGGCCGGCCTCATCACCCAGGAGCAGCTCGACGCGATCGGGAACCAGGGTGAGGCAAGCCGTGCGATCAAGTACCTGAAGACGGGTCGGCGGGTTCCGAAGGCCGTGGCCAAGGGCGCCGCGGCAACTGCAGGGGCCGCCGCTCCTTCTGCACCTTCGGCTCCCGCGGCTCCCGCGGGCGGGGCGCCTGCGGCCGCGACAGGCCCTGCTGTTCCTGCCTCGGCTCCTGCGGCTGGGCTCCCGAATCCGTACAAGGGTGGAAAGTGGAAGGGGAACCCCAACCGCAACGCGGCCGCGTTGGCGCAGCGCGCCAAGGCGATGGGCATCGGCGGTCGGGGCGCGGCAGGGACCGTCGGAAAGGCGGCGGGCCTCATGCGATTCCTTGGGCCGCTGGCGGCGATCTACGGCGGGTACCAGGTGCTCGATCTCCTGAAGCAGGGGACCCTGGATGCCGCGGACGAGCGGCGCCTGAAGATGATGCAGGCCCTCGGGGCGGTCGGCGGCGGAGCGCAGCAGCAGCAGATGATGAACGACCAGATGAGGCAGATGCGCTTCATGGCGGACATGGCCGCGATCCAGAACCAGCAGGGCCTGATGCAGTCGAGGAATCAGTCGATCTCGGATCAGGCGCTCTCGTCGCTCCTGCGCGGGCACGAGGCCAGCCTGCAGTCCTTGGCGCTGCCAAGCCAGCCGAGCGTCGCAGAGGTGATGGCGAGGATGTGATGGTGAAGCTCGAGAACGTCAAGGAGCTGTCCCACATGGTCGTGGAGCAGCACAACAAGAAGGGCTTTTCCCTCGTGAAGCTGACCGCCGACCCCTGGCCCGCAGGACACGTGCTCGTGAACATCACGCGCCGTCCGCTCGTCGTCTCGGGCAAAGACCTCAAGGCCAAGGCGGACGTGCGGCGCTGGCTCTGGGACGAGCGTGGCGGCGCGGCCATGCGCCGCAAGGACCGCACGTGGCTCTGGTCGCGGGTCGTCGACGGCGAGAGCATGGTGGGCTTCGCCACGGCCGTCCGGCGCGAGGTGGCCAATGTCATGGCCAAGAGAAGTCCCGAGTACCAATGGATCGAGGTGACCCAATGAGCATCGGATCGGCGTTCAAGAGCCTCGGCTCGCTCGTGAGCGGGGCCGCGCAGAAGGCCAAGGGCGTGGGCCTCGACTTCTCGAGCCCCGGCCTGGCGTTCGGTGCAGGCGTTCCGACGGCGCTCGTGGGCGCCGAGCTCGCGGGGCAGGTCGGCAGCTCGATCAAGGAGGAGTTCACCGGGTTCGACAAGGACCTGAAGCTCGAGTTGCGTCGGCAGCGGTACGAGGCGGCGCAGGCGATGCGCGCGCGGCGCCTGCAGAGGGCGATGTCGGACAACCTCATCAGGCTGGCAACCGCGAACCCTCAGCTCTACAATCAGCTGATGGTGGGCCGGCCCATCCCGAACGGCGCCGTCGTGATCGGGGGCGGACGGACCGACTTCCTCGAGAGCGTCGCGTACCAGATGGCGACGGGAGGCTTTGGAACCCCCACTGGATCCCCTGATAGTCAGGGGGTGTTGGAAGCACTTATTGAAGCCCGATGAGGTGAACCATGCCTTCTCAGATTCCCCTTGAAACCCGCTACTACTCGCACGACTTTCTTGTCCACACCGCCAATCTCGGCACCATGAGCTCGGCCGGCATCCTGCTTTGGTACTTCGATCGGGATTCCGTGATCGACTCGGCCGTGCTCACGCTGCCGGACAACATCAGCAACGCCAATCCCGGCATCAACGTGAAGCTCCTGAAGGTCGCCAACGGCAACATTCCGAACTACGCCAGCCCGGTCTCGGGGCAGACGGACGTCACTTCGGCCGTCAACCTGTTGACGGGCGCCACGTATCCGCTGCAGGTCACATGGGACAAGCTGGTTCAGGGTGCGACGACCCAGGGCTTTGTCGCGACAGACAGCACGGAACGCGGGAACATCGTCAAGGCCGGGTCGTACCTGTGGCTCGCATTCAGCGCGGCCGCGACGGGCGTCACGGGGCCAGCGTCGCTCCTTCTGCGGTGGCGCAGCCAGTTCTGAACGGACATCTTTTCCCCTTGGAGAAGGCCGCTCCACCCGGGCGGCTTTCTCTTTTGGATACTCTGTGACGCATGAGCCAGATGCCGATGAACCTGCGGTACGAGTCGCTTGCGTCCTACGACAAGCCGATGGTCCTGCTCACGCAGGCGCTCGACAACGAGCTGACCGTGCGCGGCTCGATGCAGACGCTCGTGGACGCGGACGGCCTGAGCCCGACGGAGCGCGATTCGCTCGTCGACCGGCTCAAGGATCGGATCGGTCGGAACGCCGTGACGGACACGGCCGTGGACATCCTGACGAATCCGTTCGTGCTGCTCATGGCCGTGACGAGCCCGGTGGGCGGCACGATGCTGTCGCGCACGGGCAAGGCCGTGTTCGACATGGGCGCGCGGTTCCACCCGTTCGTCAAGGAGCAGGGCGGCCTGCATGCGGCGCTCGGGCTGCTGGCCCCGCAGCAGATGTTCAGGGGCACGGCGCTGACGCCGGCGACCCAGGCGTTCGCGAAGGGCGTGGATCAGCTCGAGAAGCGGCTGCTGGAGCGCGTGGGCGATCCGCTGCGCGAGGTGCTCGAGCGGCACGGGCTCGACTCGCTGAACCCCGAGAAGGTGGCCGACCCCGCGAAGAAGGCGCTGGCGAAGCGCCTGAACATGGCGCTGTGGGCCTCGCTCGAGGGCTTCGACAAGGCGCGCAGCGAGATGATCCCCGCCTACAAGAAGGGGAAGATGGGCTTCATCAGGCGGGACGTGCCCGCGTACCTCGCGACGGACATGGACGCCGAGATCGGGAAGCTCGGGCTCACGAAGCTGCGCGACGCCTACCGGGCGGCCACGGCGGAGCGGCGCATGGCGCTGTTCGGGGACGAGGCGGCGAGCGCGGCGGCGGGGCGGTTCGTGCCCGACGAGGACAAGCTGGTGCGCATGGTGCAGGGCGTCCGCATGGGAATGCAGGCGAAGGGCGCCATGAGCGGCACGGGCGCCGAGGTGGCGGCGATCATGCTCGGGCCGGACGTGGCGCAGCGGATCGCGAAGGGCCAGCTCGACGTGAACGCGGCCAAGGACTTCCTGAAGAAGATCATCGAGAACCAGCCCGCGGACTACATGCCGCGCAACCTGATCGACGTGAAGGGCGGCGGCGCCCTCATGGACATCGTCGAGCAGAGGCGGAGCCGCGCGCTCGTGGCCACGGGCTCGTCGCTGAGCCGTTCGAGCGTGGCCGGCGTGTGGGATCCGGACGACCTGCGCGACCTCTACGGCATGTTCGGCCCGACGGCCGAGGGCTCCGCGCTGCTGGCCAAGGCGGCCAGGCGCGTGCAGCGCGTGACGGGCCGCGGGGAGGCGGCGCGGGTCTACAGGATCAACGCGCAGGAGTCGCTGGCCCGCTACTTCCGCGACACGGGCGTGACGCACTCGCTCTACGTGCAGACGCTCGACCAGCTGCCGCGCGTGAAGGAGTCCGTGGACTCGTCGCTCAAGATGGCGAGCGCCGCCAAGGCCCAGGAGTTGGGTGCGGCGCGCCTCAAGAGCCCGCTCGTCTCGGCGAGGAAGTCGCTGGCCGAGGTGTTCTTCGACCAGCACTACCTGCTCGAGGACCGGTTTGCGAAGGAGGCTCTCGAGACCATCCTGCGGCAGGCAGTGGGGGTTCAGAAGATCGAGCACACCGCCTCGCACATGGCGCTGATCAAGGGCAAGCAGGCGCTCGGGAAGGTGCTCGAGTCGGGCGTGGGCAAGGCGCTCGACGGCGCGGGCACGTGGGGCCAGGGCATGCACTCGCGGCTCAGGCAGATGGTGGACGCCGAGATGAGCTTCGGCGAGGCGAAGGGCGTGACGGGCACGATCGCGAAGTACCTCTACGTCACGCACCTCGGCCTCAACCTGAGCAGCGTCGCCATGAACCTGATGCAGCCGCTGCTCTACACGAGCGTGTACGGAGGGCTCGGGAACGTGATGAAGGCGTACGGAGCGGCCTTCAAGGAGATGGGCGGCTACGTGTCGGATCGCGTGGGGAAGCACGGGTTCCGCGCGCTCGACGACCTCGAGCACGAGGCGCTGATCAACAGGCACTTCCGGTTCTCGAACGTGGACGGCGAGAACCTGATCCAGATCGGGCGCGACGTGTTCGCGACCCTGGACACGATCAGCCACAAGAGCGAGGCGCTGAGCGGCGTGGCGCGCCGGCAGAGCTACTTCTTCGACTACCCGATGAAGCTGTTCGAGAAGGCCGAGTGGCTCAACCGCAGCGTCGCGGCGCACTCGGTCGAGAACCTGTACAGGAGCGCGGGCGTCTCGACGGCGCCGGGCACGGGCGCGTACTACAGGATGCTGAACGACGTGGACGAGATGGTGAGCGCGACGCAGTTCGGCGGCTCCACCGTGAACACGCCGATGATGTTCCAGGGAGTGGGGCCGTTCGGGCGCGCGTTCAACAACCCCCTGATGCGGCAGTTCCTCACGTTCCCGCTGCGGTCGCTGACGGCGCTCACGAAGGACTCGAGGATGCTCGGGGACCGCGGCTGGACGGGCATGGGCCAGGACTTCATCCGAGGCATGGGCATCAGCGCGATGTTCTACGAGTTCGGGAAGAACGCGTTCGGCGTCGACCTGAGCCCGTCGCTCTACGGCGCCAGCCTCGGGCAGGTGGCCGGAGGCAGCCGCTTCTTCCAGACGGGCAACGAGTGGGTGCCGATCCCACCCGTGGCCGACATCCCCTTGAACCTGATCAGGGGCGTCCTTGATCCGGGGCAGCGCGCGCTGCTGCAGGACAACCTGCCGCGCCTGATCCCCGGCGGCGTGGCCACGGCGCGCCTCCTGAACCTGCAGGCGAACCTGCCCGAGACGCCCTTGTTCGGACTGCCGGGCGCGTTGCAGAAGACCTACATCGACCCGAAGCAGCAGACGGAGGACGGGCGCATCGCCGTGTTCAAGGCGGACGGCACCCTGATCGACTACCAGTCGAAGGGCCAGATCTTCGCGAAGGCGCTGGGCGTCGACCTCGGCACGTTCAAGGAGTCGAGCGACTTCGACGGGATGCTCCTCAAGAACCGCGACCAGATCGTGGCGTACCGGCGCCGCGCGATCGCCGCGCTTCTGGCCAACGACATCCCGAAGATGCAGTCGGTGCAGGCCGAGTTCGAGCGCCGCTTCAAGATGAAGCTCACGGTCAGCAAGGAGCAGCTCGACGAGGCCATGCAGAACAGGCTCGTGTCGCGCTCGGAGCGCATCCTCGACCGCATGCCGCCCGACCTGCGGCCTCAGTTCCAGCAGATGGCGGCGTCGCGCGCCCCGCAGATGGGCGTCGAGGCGGAGGCGCTGGCGGGCTC